GATTTAAATCATCTCCACCAATTGAATAATCATACCAACCAATATTAAATTGCGAAGATCCAGGATACCAAACTCTACCAAAGTCGTGAATATGTTGGTCGATTTCAATAATCAAGTAAATGTCATTGTCTGCATCTAAACAACCAAATTCAACTGTATGGAAATGCTGAGGATCTGAAGTACCAAAGTCTGAAGTTTTTATATATGTTAAACCCGAAGTAGCACTCCAAGTACCATCAACATCTTGCGTTGTATCTAGTAATGGGGATGCTTTCAATGCGGCTTCTTCTTCAACGGTAATCAATAATTCGTGATAATGTCCAAAGTTTACTAATTCTACCTTGGTTCCACCAGTAATTTCGTAATAAGAATCCAGTCCGTGGGTATGAGAACCCGTAATTCCGACCATATACATTCCACCAGCGCCACCGTTTAAAGTAGGATCCCAGTCGAATGTTGCAGTATGAGTATGTCCAGTGTTATCAACATTAGTTGTAACTAAAGTAGGATATCCTAGTTTAATTTGTACATAGTCTTCAGGAGTTATTGTAAGGGTATGAGTATGTCCTATTTGATATTGGTCATCTAGGAATACGTCAACTCTTTCGTCACCTTTGGCAACAGCAGTGACAATATATTCTTCCCATCTTCTTTCGCCTACGGCAACAGCATTATCTGCAGAACCATAACCAGTACCACCATCAGTTAGTGTTATAGAATAAATAGTACCATCTACTTCCGCATCAACCGTTGCTGCGACTGTCGGTGTTCCACCTAATAACGTAATTGTTGGCGCACCGTGATAACCAGCACCAGGAGAGGTTACAGTAATGCTTTCAAGTTCTCCAGTTGGTGTTAATGTAGCAGTAGCTTCGGCAGTTGAAGTGACGTAAGCGACCTCCCATGTTTCACCAGCATTGGTACAAAGAGATTCTGTTGAATAAGCAGTCCATGTTTCACCAGCAGCCTCACAAGTGGCTGCATCTGCTATTGTTACATCTGTACATGATCCAAGAACTTGACAAGCCCCATCTGGACCAAGTTGAGCAACATCTGGGTCTGAAATAACGACTGATGGAGCAGAAGCGTACCCTGAACCACCGTCAATTACATTAATTGTTGTTACTTTACCATCAAATTCTACGTCACCACTAGCGCCAGTACCACCACCGCCACTAATATACATTACTGGAATTGAACTATAATTGTCACCTATGTATGTTAATAATATAGAATCTACAACACCACCCACAACAGTTGCAGTAGCAAGCGCATGCAGTGTATCAGTTTCAATACCACCATCGAATGTGACATCTACTGGAACTGCAGCTTCAGGATTATCTTCAACTACGCCAGATTGGAATGTAACAATTTGATTAATCGATACGTCGTGGTATAATGAGTCTATAGCAGTTTGGTCGCCCGCACCACCTAATGATGTACATAGGTTTGGCAATGTCAAATTAATAAAGTATGAATTTGCCAATGATGGTAAATTCACCATTGCTCCATAGTTAATTGGAATCTTAACAGTATCTCCAGGATTTAATCCATGGTCGATATTATAAACATATCTATGATTAGTAGTTGACGTTAAACGTCCTTCTTCAAGTGGGTGGAATGTACAATGGAAATAAATATCATGGTATCCATCAACTTCCCAATTCCAAACATCCCCAGGATTTAAATCCGGAGAAGCGAATGAAATATTATCATCTGATACGGCATTATGCACCAAATAGTTTCCAACTGGGTTTGTAAAAATAAGAGTATCGCCCTCACGTGCTTCAACGTTGTAAGGTACAATAATATGTTGTTGAGTATTAGGGTCTGTTAGAGCTCCTTCAAACCAAATTGCATTGGACGCATAACAATCTTCTTGTGTTGCAGAACCGTCTCCAGGATAACCAGCGCCAGTATCACAATAAAAACTAGAACTTCCAGGGTCGTAATTCCATACAGAATCGTCTTCAGTACATGAAACTTCCATCGCAGCAAGTGCTAAATTATAGTCAACCGAGTTGTCCCAAGGCACAACCACGTCATTACAAGTAGGTAATACCAGATTTGCATCTTCAATAATAGAAACAACAATTTGTTTAGGGTCTGGACCACCACCAGTTTCAGAGAAAATTCCAGTATCTATAGATGGAACATCAACCATGTTGAAACCACCGCCAGGTAAATCCCAATTTACATCATTTACGACTAAATCGTATGAGAATTTATATTGCGTGTTTGGTTTTAATTGCGTTTCAAACCAAGTTATAGCAGTTTGTTTACCGTCAGTGTACGCACGAAGGATTTGAGTTCCCTCAGTTGTTAATACGTCAAACTTATAAGCAATACCATTTGCCCAAGGACGTGATAAATCAACTGGAACGTCAAAACCAGAATTCTTTACTAATTCAATTTCAAATGCGTCAGTACTGAAGTTGGGGTTTTGGACTAAATTAGCTGTGTTATATGTAACATCAAAACCACCATTGGCGATTAATTCTGTAGGAAGAACAAATTGCGCAGAACGTTTACCAACGTTAATGATAAAGTCTTTATACTCAGGCAAATGCTCTAAGTTCTCCATAACTTCGAGAGCTTTTAACATTAATGCCATATCTTTAACTAATAATTCAGGCGATGCTAATTTGATATTTAAAGAGTCTAAAAAATCAGATTTTTGCTGCTCAATAGTATTAAGTTCTGTTAAAGTGAACTTGTGTCCAGTGTAATGTGCCATTGCGTCGTGTCCCTAAATATTAATCAGTATTGTCGTCTAATTCGCTTGAAAAATTCAATTGCATGGCAGTAGTGACGAAATCGTCACTTACTCCTAACATATTAAATTCTTGCATTCTAACAAAGTTGTTTTGTTGCTGAATCATAATATTAGTACGCTCGCGCCATTCTTTAAACGTGTCGTCCTTTCTAACATATGGTATTTCCGTAAATCCTGCCATTTATCTCCAACCTTATATTTATTTGTCTATAAGTTCCCTTACTAAATTCTTTAATTCAGAAAGTTCATTTCTTAAACTATTTATAACTTTTTTAGAATCCTCTGAGGATTTCAATTCCTTTTTTTGTCTATCTAAGACCTTTCTACGAGCTGCGTACGCATCGGTGTCGGTAAACACCACTGCTCCAGTGTATGGGTCTTTTATATATCTTTGTTCCTTCATATCATATCCTTATGTTAGAGCAAGTACACGTAATTCACGTATTGCTGGTAAATAACAAGGATTTGTTGTATGTAATTCAACCTTAATTCTAAATGAATTGAATTCAGCAACAACCTTTTTAAGTGGTTTAAATGTGTGCTCAACGAATTCCATATTAGTAAGAATTGTTGGGTTAGTGATAGCATTACCAGAATCTTTCATCTCTCTCCATACAAGGGCGTCTTCTTCGATAACAGCAATGTTATTTACACTACCATCGTTTGAAATAAGAATTAGAACTGGAACCTGTTCTTTACCTAATGTGTTATCTGGTAAAACTATTTTTCTCCAAAAATGTCTATCAAGGTTGTCGTCCCAACTTCCAAACCAAATATCATCAACAGCATAATTTGTTAAATCTGTACCTACTCCGGCATTTGTTACATCAAACCCAGCGCCATCTAAATTGTATCTAGAAATAAATGAACTCTCTACGATACCATTAATATTTGAAATATCAGCAAGATGCATTCTTGTTAAGTTTGCAGGGTCGTCGTCACCGTCTACGAAAGAAGTTGAGACGAATGATGTTGCAGGGGTGGAACCAACAATACCATTCCAATCGCTCATGACTGCTGAGTCATTAGTAATAGTTGAATAAGGACTTGCATCTGCGGCATAAACCCATGCATATTGCTCTTCAAAATCATTAACGTCATAATCACCATAACCAGTAATATCACCAGGAACAACAACTTCTGTGTCGATGTAACGTGGAATAACTGTACCCGTATCGTAATACACTTTAACAAATGTATTTGCAACTTCTTGTATAGATAACCACATAATTAAATCATCTGCTGGGTTTGATAATTGAATAGGTTTTGAAACGTAAATTCCTTTCTGATTTTTAACATCGTCAGTAATACCATCTGCTAACATGGCAGTTTCAAAAACAACATTATTCTGAACAACAGTACTCATTCTTTCTGAATTGATTACAGGAGAAATATTTGCATTCGTTGTAGAGAAAGTGGAAATATATGAAATAGGAGTATATACATATCCAGAATCAATTGTATTTGAACCGTCTAATACAACTTGTTGCTCTAGAATAATATCTTCTCCACTTATGGCACCAGTGAATGGGTCATTAATATCACCATTAACAATTGCATCTAACGAAACATTAGTTCCTTGAAGAACCATTGGTGAAAAATTAGGTGTGAATGAAGTAATAGTTTTAGTTCCTTCAAAACCAATCATATCAAGTTGAACAGTTGCTTCAACGTTTGTGTTAAATGAACATTTATTAATTCTAAACTTAACATCTTTATTCTGTTCAGCAGTCCAAGTAGTGTTGTTCTGTGAAGTAAACATAGAACCTAGATATGGTTGAGAACCGATACGTTCGCCAGTTGAAAGGTCAGTTTCGCCTAATTCAGAAATAAAGATATTGTAATCTAATGAATCTGAAATAAGAACGAAACAATATTCAGTGTCGTTCATTAAGTAAATTGGGTCGGCAAATTGGAAACGAGTATTAGCAGTACCATCAATTGATGTAATAATATCATTTGGATAAATGAAAACCGATGCCATAGGAATTGGCGTTGGTGTTGGGTAACCATTTTCCATAGGTCTAATTTCAATTCTTACTGGAGTTCCTTCTGCATCTTTTGACCAGAAGTAAACATCAATAGAATCTACAAACACGCCACCATCTTCGCCAGCGACAAGGAATGATTCCGAGACTGGGTCATACCACTCAGTAACCATTTTAGATTCTACAGTAGTTGTTGTTCCACCACCACGTCTAACTGTTCTAGTGCCTTGTGTAGAAGTTTGATTATCACTCAATGCTTCTGTGACTGTAACATTTTGTAATGTAGATAGAATTGTTTTTTCTCTAGTTTTTAATGTTCCAGCAGAAGTAAATACACTATTACCTTGTGTAGTCATATCTGAGTCAAAACTATCCATAACTTCTAAAACTTTAGAACCAGTTCTGAATCTAACACCAGTAGGTTCTGATGGAATAGTGAATACAACGTTATCTAATCTTCCGTAAGCGTCCGTAAGAACTGGATCTGCTGGTGCACCACCGTTTGGTGTTACGTAGTCATCAACTATAACACCATCAAATCTAAAGTGCATTTGCGTATTTGGTTTTAGTTTATGTGCTTCAACAGTAATATTTTTAGATCTCATCCACTCAATAGCAGATGTATCAATTACTAAATCACCAACTTCTGTTCTAATATCGTTTGTTTGTATCCAACTTCTTTCGCCTGTGCGAACTTGATCAGTTTGTTGCTGTTGCTGTTGACTCCAGGCTTCTGCTCTTCTAGTCGTTTCTCTCCAAATTCTTCTTTGACGTGTGATACCGTGATGTCTAGGCGCAAATAAACCGTTATCCCACTGCCAATTAATATCTGCAGCACCACCGAAGAATCCACCAGATAACCTACCACGGTTTCCTACACCACGAACACTCTCAATACCGCCTGGTGCTTCAACATCAAACTTTCCGCCAGTATCTCTCCAACCAGACCAAGTAGTCTGCCATGCATTCCAACGTGTTTGTGTTCCGTAATCCACTCTTGCTTGTGTTACAGCATTATTGTTTTCGTTTTGGACAATAACGTCAGGGACATATAATTCTTCAAACCAAGTGTCTGAAGAAGGAGATAATGTCACAAAACCAATCCATGATTTACGTGCATATGGGTTAAGATTGATAACTTGAGAACTATTCTCCTGTGCAATCCAACCCTCAATAACGTTAAAGTCTAACGTGTAAGTAAGGTTATTCTTTCTAATACCAGACATAACGCCGGCTTCAAAATCCAATCCAGACATAGTGAAAGGTGTTGTACATATTCCTGCTTCTGGGAATATAGAAACATAATAATCTTCGTTTGTAATATCACCAATTCCGTGGTCGTGGAATGGGTCAATTAACATACCATTTTTATATCTCTCAAATCCATGTTCATCGACCACTTGCATAGAAGCGGTTGATTTTTCTAATAAGTTTAGTGCAGTATAATATTCTAAATTATTTAAACGTTCGTCTAAACCACGAATATCCTGCATTGTGTATCGTTTGTTTTTAACATGTGCTACATTAACGTTTTTACTGTCATAAGTATATGGTGGTACATACATTGTGTAAAGAGTCATCTCATCTGCTTTAGCAGTAGGAAGAATCGGGTCGTCTGACGGGAATCCTTCTTGGATATTAATAATACCATCATCATTGATAGTTAATCTATCTCTACGAGGTTGATAATATTCATATGAAACCGATATGCTGGATTCTGGTAAAGGTAAATATGTACCAATCGAGTAATCTTCATCTGTGGTTCTAAAATCTAAAACGTCAGACAGTCTGTTTAAAGTTTGATCAACAGTTCCTTGATAAATACCAATATCACCATAATTAATCGCAGCCTCAGTATATGAATTCACTGTAAAGTAAGTAGCACTAGCAGTACTTCCAAACTGATGCGCTTTAAAGTGAACAATATATGTTCCAAGTTGCATAGCAAGTGGGTCGCCACTGTAGACTAATCTAGCATCTTGTAGAGTTGTGTCGATATCAGTAGACCATAAAATGAAATCATCAGTAACATCTGATGTAGTATCTGGCGCAGTTATAGAAAGGACTTCTGTAATTCCATGAGGTAATAATAAAACATCCTCACCAAATATTGATAATTCCGAGTCTGGTTCGGCAAATAGGTCTACAGAAAATGCAGTATTTTCGTATGGGGTAACACTTCTCCAGTTTGGTTCAGACATATACATGTCTGCCATTATATGAATCGTGTGTCCACCAAATGCGTCAGAAACTACACCAGCTTGGTCTACAATACTAATAATTGCATTTTCATTACCAGTTAAATCCGCAATCCAAGTATCACCAGTAGAAGTAGTACCATTTTGAGGAATAATAGCATTAGTATTTGCATTGTAAATATACAATACACGTTCCCAATGCATTTCAATAAACCCTGCAGGCACATTCACGACTCCACCCGTCATTGTAGTTTCGTAATTCTTTTGTGTTGAAAATGTTACTTGACCATTTGTCACCGAGGATGTTACATCGGTCATTTTATATAACCAAGGATAGTTTACACCTTTAAGAACGACACCTCCAGTTGGAGTATATATTTCAGCATATCTTAATGTTGGGTTAGATTCAGAAGCAATTTGAATTGCCGCAGCAATTGAATCTAAACCATCTGAGTTTTCTAAATAAAGTCTGAACATTGTTCCAACTTTAGTAACATGAGTAACACGTTTAGAAACACCTACTTTTGAACCTATGTCTCCATTAGTAGTTAAAAATACAAGTTTTTCTTTATGGAAAACATCAAATACACCAACAAACTTATCTGCTGATTCTATTTCAATGTAAGGTCCAAATTCAGGAGTAATGTGGTCGTTAGGAACAGCACGAGTTGTTCTAGCACGAGTTGCTTCTACTTCTAACGGAACAAGTAATTCGTGCTCATAACCAGCGATGTATGCTTTAGACGGTTCTACCTTAACTGTATATTTTTCTGGGTCAGTGTTGTCTTTTAATTCTAGAGGGAATGGGTTTAATGTATAGTTTCCACTTTCGTCGTGAGTCCTACGTGCCATCTCGTTAGAAAGTAGTGAGTAATCACTGCGTTCATATTCAGTAGTAATTGCACCACCTGTGACATCCATCATCCAAGTGAATTTATTTGCTACTTCGGAATCTGCTTCTTTTGTTAATTTTAATGTGACTTGATATCTATCAGCACCTGGAGCATTTTGGTTGTAGAAACCAGAAGCGGGGTCTAATAGGGTTTGGTCAGTAGTTGAGTCTACAATAGTCTCAATAATATCAAAACCCACTTTACAAGTAGGGGTATCTGAGACTGGGTCGAGGAATATAGTTTGAGAAAGTACTGGAACGAAATAATTATCAATCCAATAAACGCCGTTTCCTACTTTAGCTTCAAGTGCTTTACCGTTAGCAACTAATTGACCAGTCTTAAATAAAGCAGTTTGATCATACCAAGAATTATCAATACAAGCACCAAACTCATCAATACCACCATTACATACTGTATCGTATGTTTCTAATACTTCTGATTGGTCAAATGTTCCAGAAAGAAGTCTTATGTAATATACTGGTTGAGTTTCGTCATCGTGTAATTGTTCAACAACTCCAACAGCATTAGATGTCGTGCCATAAACAACACGATTAATCCAAGTAGTGTCAGCAGTTGCTAACTGTAACCAAGTTCTATGGTTTAATGAAACTTCCCCTCCAACAACATTAGCACCATTCTTCCAAATATGATTTGCACCCGATGAAAGTTGATTTTGAAGGACAGATTGAATTTGAGTTAATTCTCTTGCCTGAACTGCACGACCAGGATTAAATAGAATTTTTAAAAATCTATTATCCGCATCATAATCGTCGTAATAAGGTGAAGTATTAAAGTTGTACGCCATTGTCTATTCCCACAAATAAATTATTAAAATGTGCCCAAGTAAATGGACACCATTTTTTAAACAGATTTAGAATTCAACAACAAGTTTCAAGTCTTCAATCTGGTCAGATGCACGAGTAATCGCACGTCTGTTCTCAAGGTAAATTAACTGACCAGAATCATCTTCTAAAGTCGATCCTGCCTCAGCATATACTGAACCCTGAGCACGTGTTCCACCACCAACCAATTCTGGATTTCTTAACAATCCAATTTGACGGAAGTCGTCGTTTTCTGGGAAATTGTCTGAAGTTTCAAGTCTAACGTGAATTAGACCGTGATGACACTTCGCAGTAAAGATAGCAAATTCATCACCAAATAGCATTTGCTCAGAGTCTGCGGCAACTGCATCATCAACAATAACTGGCATCCAATCGTTTGTTGTTGAGTTAATAATGTCGTTCAATTCTAATTTGTATAAGAAATTCCATACATAACCATCAGAAGTTGGGATGTCTGCGGGAACTAACCCTGCTGGGTCGCCAGTGAAACCTAATGGTTCTTCAGAAGCACCTGATGGCACCCAAAGTCCACCAAGAGTTCCTTCGCATGTTACACGTGATGTTAAAGTTTGGTCTTGAACAGCATTAATATAACAACTTCCAGTTAATGGTTCACCCACACACTGATAAACACGATATTCTTTATTCATTACAATTGAATGATAACCAATTTTTGATACGAAAGCACGACCAGCATCACCAACTGCAATACCAACAATACCGTTAGCTGCATCACCATCAAATGCTAATGTATCACCTACAATCCAGTCAATACGTGGAAGTACTGGAGAAATATCATCATTCTGGATACGTTTAGCACCAACAATATCAATCCAATATTGTCCTTCGTGCTCGTCTAATGGATCTGGAAGTGTGAATTGTCCTGAAGACTCATCATTTCCTTGCGCATCGTCCGGCCAAGCGTCACTACGTCCGAATCCAAGGTATAAGTAATTATCTGTGGCTACATTACCAGTCGTTTTAAACTGATCGATGAATACCATCAAGTTTTGTGTTCTGAATTTGCTGGTTACAATTGCACCCATGTTATCTACTCCTAAAAATTATCTTTCAATTAATTATAAATCTAAAACTATTTATATCGTTTATTTATATTTTAAACCACAACAGGCCAAACATTAGTTTCATCTATTATCGTTTCGTGAATATGGTCACCTAGACCAGCATTTATATCACTTTGTAACCATTCGCCACCAGATGCAATTGAACCAATATATGACACCAAATTATGTCCGTCAACGTCATTAGTCTGAAGCACCAGATTATAAGTACCACCAGAATAACCGATAGTAATCTCATGCGTGTATAAATCTGCGTGAATAGTATCTCTTTGCACAGCGACTTGATTCAACCCAAGAACAAGTTCTACATACTCATCGACAGTAAGCCAATAATCATGTTGATGGAAACCACCAGTCAATAAGAACTTATGAATAGTTGTTCCCGTTCCTGCAATTTGGTCATATTGACTTATTGGTTCAACAGCAAATTCGCCTTCTTCTCCGATAGAAGAATTATACCTAATTACATATGCGTGGTAGTGAGAATTAGCACCGTTAGGCGAGTCATAGAATACCCAACCAAAGTTTACATCCTGAGCATTAACTAATAAATTCGCTTCTGCAACGGATAATGGTTCACATAAACGACCAGTAAATGGTCCCTCAGTATCTAGAGTACATCCTGTATATAATAAGTGGTCATGAGAACCCTCACCATCGATGAATGTAGATTGAACGTAAATAATTGGCGCTTGATTTGCTTGTAAAATATCATTAACACGTGTTTGTCTTTGATCAAGGTCTTCAATTTGTTCTGATGTAGAAGTCTCAGACGATTCAGTCGTAGTAACGGGAGCACCAGTAAATACATAACTAGTTCCATCAGAATAGTACGTCGTTGTGGTTAGAGTAGTCACAACAGTAGTTGTCGATGTAACAGTTGTTGTTACAAAATCGTTATATACAGTGATTACAGTTTCGTCACCAACTTCAGGAGTGTCGTCATACGTTGTCGTTATCGGTGCAAGCGCAGTCGATTGCGTTTCAATCGTAGTTTGTGGGTCCGAAGTTAATACTTCGGTTTCCGTTGCTACTTTAGTTACATAAACCGAACCACCAGTTTGTTGCGGATCTACTGCTTCATCTGGGTTCCATTCAATTGTTAAGTTGTGCCAATGTAATCCCTCTGATTCGTTTTCAACAACCGAAGGATAATATTTAGATGAGTCTTGATAAATATCTTCAATACCACCACGAAGCCAAGTAGTAGATCTATCAACAATGAATATATCATCATCGGTGTTCCATTTAATGATATATTCGTGGAAGTGAGCACCCTCAATTGAGTCGTAAATTGTTACTTCCCCAACTAAACCATCAATCAAACTCATTGCGTCAGAAACGGTCAAACCGTTTGAATAATCTATTTCATTATTCCAGGCAAATGGACCAACAACAGTTCCGTTATGGAAGTGAGGGTGAGATCCTCCTGGGAATGGATAACCTGGAGAAGCGAACTCTGGTAAATCTTCTTCTAATAATTCTTCATTAAAACCTAGAACGGAAATTTGATTAGAAATCGCAGTTCCATGTGCGTGCGTTCTAGGTGTTAAAGATAAATATTGAGAATTATCAACCGTGAACCAATGTTCAACGTCTTCAGCAATAAATGCCAACGATCCTGCATCGTATGTTACCTTAATACCGTGATAGTGACTTGAAACTATTGAACTGTAAATTATAACTTCAACAACATCACCGTTAATCAAGTCTGTTGCTTGTTCATCTGTTAATTGTGAACTAATTCTTCCCGCATTGATGCCGAGAGTGTCGAGAGTTGTTCCATTAAAGGAATGTAAATGGTCCGATTCAGACCCAGATAAATTATCCCAGTCATGAGCAAGTGCTAATGTGACATCAGGAGCATTATAAAGTGGAGTACCGTTCCAACCAAGATTAGTAGTAATACCATCAACAGTTAATGTGTGTTCGTGATTTCTAGTTTCATCGGGAATTGTACCCCATTCCCCAGTTCCTAGTGGGTCGTTAAATTCTGCAACAGGAAGCGCAATGAATTGTTTATTAGATGCATTATAAAGAACTTGATATTCGTGATAATGTAACTTAGCACCACTATCTGCTATGTTAGAGAAAACATTAATTGAAGTGACTACTCCATTCGCTAACTCTTCTGCTTGTATTCTTGTAATTGGCGTCGCTAATCTACCAGAATTATCTCCAAAAGTGTCTAACCCAGAACTATCAAAATAATGAACATGCATGTTTTCGCCATATTCGTTAGCACCTAAGATTGTTACAATAGGGGCAGATTCAATATAAACGTATGCCGATGCATCGTCCTCAGGTGGTGCCCAAGGAGTATCTGCACCAATATCATATGGTTCCCATGCTTCTGATTCTGTATTATAATACCAACCAGCAGACGAACCAATTAATATATCGTTATCTAGAACTCCAGTCCAAGCAGTATTAACTGGGTGGATATGAGATTGTGGGTCGTTATCAGTCCACTCTGGCCAGAACGAATCCCAATTAGTCATTTCAATATCAGAAATCTCGATAGTTTCGAATAAATCTTCTGGGGTGTATGTCACTTGATACCCATGAACGTGAGCAGTTTCCGTTGAAGGAATCTGTTCAGGAGCATTTGGAATATCAATTGAATTATAAGCTGCGATTATTTTGTATAAATCTGTATTATTTGGACCCTCACCAGATGGTGCTTGGAATGTATTAATACCTAAACGTGTAGAGAATATAATTTCACCACTTTCTGTTTCGCCCATTGTTAAAATAGACTCACCCATCGTGGTTAAATCTACTAATTCAGTAACAGGGTCCCAAATTGATAATGGAGTTCTGTCGTATGACAAATCAGTACCATATTCAATAAATTCTAATGTATCGTGTCCTTCTGGGTTCGTCTGTCCGATAAGAACAAACTCTTGATTAACAGAACTCCACAATACTGTAAATATGTGAACATAGAATTCGGCATGAGTTGTGTCCGTCTGTAAAGCAGTAGTTGTCTGTCCAGGATTATCTTTCAAGAATTGTACTTGAGAACCAGTCAGTGAGAATGTATGACTATGAGTTGCTCCATTAACTGGATTAGCAAGTGCATTAAAGTTAGCTGAGTTTCCGTCAAAGTTTTCACTTAATGTGTATAAATGACCAGAAGTACCACCCCAATTCGTTGACCAATCGCCAAATATATACTTACCTTGTAATTCGGTAATAGCACCACGATAAATAAATCCACCTAGAATTGAAATACCAGTACCATGACTGTATTCATGAATAGGTGCTTTTAAAGAACTTAAGAACTCTAATGTACCATCGAACCCTAAATCAATTGCTATTTGGTCAACAATTGCTTGGTCTTCTTCGAATTCGTGATAACCCTCAATGATTCTCCAACCATAGTTGCCGCCTGCTTCTACAATATTAATTTCTTCAAACTTATCTTGTCCAACATCAGCAACCCATAATTTTCCATCTTCTGCGAAAGAGAATCTCCAAGGGTTTCTGAAACCCATTGCGTATATTTCTGGTTTGTATGGTGTTGCTTCTGGTTGTCCCTCTTTGTAAATATGACTAAGGAAAGGATTATCAGCAGGAATTGTATAAGGTATTCCGTTCACTGTATCTTCCGTTATATCGATACGAAGAATATTACCTAATAAGTTTGATGGATTTTGAGCATTACCATATGGACCATGTCCACCATGACCAGTTGCCCATGAAGTATCACCAGCAGAACCACCGTCACCTAAACCAATGTATAAGTATCCATCTGGACCAAATGCTAATTCACCACCATTGTGATTAAAATCAGGTTGAGGAATAGTCATTAAAATACGTTCAGATGAAATATCAGCAGTTAGTTTATCAACACCAGCAGTGAATTCAGAAATAACAGTTGATGAAAGAGGGAATCCCCATGCACCTGTGCCACCACCTTGTTCGGTCATATAGTAAACGTAGAATTTACCATTGTTAGAATAATCTGGATGGAATGCTAATCCAAGAACACCACGTTCATCGTAGTTAGCAAATGAACCTAAACCAATAACATGTTGTAATGTTGATAAGTCTAATAACAATGTCTGTGTACCAGTATTCTCGTTCATTAAGAAAATGTAACCAGACATATCAATAATAGCAACCGTGTCTGCTTGGACTGATGATGGGAATGCTTCAATTGTAGCAATATCTGTACCAACACCTATTTTCTCTACACCGATTAAGTCGCCAGTATCTCCAACACCAGGAACTTCCGCAATGTGATTTGAAGAATATAATTCTACCCAATCAACGTTTGGATTTAAGTCTGCAGGCCATACCTGATTATGCTGTAAAGTAACATCAGGATTATTTAAGAATCCTGCGACATACTCATCTGAAACTTCCATGAATACGTTTTGAGGCCACTGATTTCCTAAGAAATCCATTCCTCCCATAATAGTTGGGTCAACAGGCAATGCTGGGTTATAGTTGAAACATAACCAAGTCACTACTGGTGTGTAAACGAACCCGTGAGTTAAATCATTATTCTGCCAATCTTGTTTAGTTTGCCATTCTGGGTCGTATGATACTGAGTATTCGTGATAATGTCCAGAAGTAATATTTCCATGAATATTGGTAATAGTACCACCTTGTGTTACATGGTTCTCATCAACTTGAACATTACCATCTTCGTCTAAATAACCAATGTTATCATAAAGAGTAACAGTTTCAAGTGGATTATCAATAAGGAATCTTGCTTGTTCTCTAGTTAGTGGGTCGGCATATCTACCACGTTGTCTATCAACAACTTGCCCTTGCACAAAGAATGATGCATGACCTTTCATCGGTGGTAAATCTGCTAGAGTGAAATAACCCCAAGAATGTCCAACAGCATTACAAGATTCTTCTGATGACCAACAAAAACTAGGCGTTCCAAGTGTCCATTCATTACTGCTATTGAAACCAGCAGATAAAACTGGGACTATATGTTCCCATATAAAGTCGTAAACTACCGCATCTAAAGAAGTAGTTCCTTCTACCAATCCGTAATACCAAGTATCAAAATCAGCAGACGTATTTACACCATCTCTATTCATATCCCATCTTGGAGAAATAAATCCAGATGCATCTTCAACATCTTCGTTCAACCATTCATGGAACGAAGCAACGTAGTGATTTGAAAACCCTGTTGCTAAGAATGGTACTAAAGCGTCTTGATACGAAACACCATTATGAAGTTGACCGTGGTCTACCACTGCAATAGTATAAAGAGTTTCTGAAATGCCAGAAAGTACATATGGGGAAAGAACACCTACAATTTCCGGATTCCATGTTCCTGCACCATAAGTAACAAGTTCTGAGTTATTAATTGAATCTCCATCATGAGAAACTAATGGACCACTAGTACCTTGCTCCCATAAATCTCCCATACCATTACAAACTTCTTCCGACATGTTTGACATATTAGAACACATTGGAGGCATCCAGAACATTGGATTGCCGTTATATGCAGCAATACAAGATTCCGCATCAGTATATGCTGAATTGAAACATTCACCAACACCGTTATAACGGTCATCGTAATTAGAGTCTACCCAATCTCCCCATAGAGGAGGTGTCATAATACCACCACATAATAAGTTTGCACCATGCATATGTGGAATTTCGAAATAATCTCTATCTATTAATCTTCTTGCTTCATCGTAATTGATTCCACGAGCAGTAACTTCCTTGCCATGTACAATTAAATTCTTAATTTCAGTATCGTCAAAATAGTGGACGTGGAATGCCGAAGCACCAACATCCATCACTGGTAATTCAAGTCCTTTTGTAACAACTGTTTCTACAAGCGGTGCGAATCCGTCTTTTTCACCATGTGAGTGAATACGACGTCCAGTTTCTGAATTGTCAAAAGCACCAATATGAACAGAGTCAATTACATCATTAGTTTTACCATAAATGTTTTGGATTCTTCCTGATTCTCTATTTGACTCAAAATATTCATACGATTTTTCATAAGCATATTCTGCTTCAGGCATGAACGAATCAACAAATTCAACAACCCGACGCATTGCTTTAAGAACAGCAAGTTCCCAAATGGTACATGAAATCATACGACCGTCAGTCGTTCCATCTCGTCCATCTTCGATTGCCAACTCTGTAACCGATGGTGGGAACTCATCAATTGGAAGTACCTTGAGTTGTTTAGTAAATTCTAGTGTGGTTGTTTCTGGAAATGCATCGATTGAGTTTCGTACATTATCATTTAACCAAGAAACAGTCCATAATTTCTCTTGAACTCCAACACCAATCTTTCCACCAGTGATTTCAAAATTAATTGACAAGTGGTCTGATGGCATTGCCCAAGACTCTGCTTTGATTAATGCAGAACGATTCTCTAAAGTTCCAAGAATTTCAATTACATATTCTTCAAAACCTTGGTCTAAGTATAAACCAAAACCTGTATGTGCTCTACCTATTGTACCATGCTGTTCGCTCTCTTGATCCCAGATATCCATTGCGACATCAAGATAAGAGAATATGTTAATAAGTAATTTAGTATAATCTGTAGGAAGTTCTACAGTCATATCTACTGAAGATTGGAATGCAAATTCAGCAAATAATTTAAGACCAACTGGGTGAACTAATTTCTTTAATACTTCACGATAAGATTGAATAGGAACATCTGATTTAATTACATAAGAGAAATCTTGGTAATAATCATTATCCTGCATCTTACGGTCAGATGAAATAAACGCAGTAGAGTCTAACCAATCGCCATTTGGAACCCAAACGGAAGTATTTACTTTCGGATGATGTCCTTGTAATACATAGTCACACTTTTCACGTGTGGTTGGCCTGACACTTGATTCTAAATAACTACTCGCAACATCCTGAATCGATTGTGTGACCGTTAGGAAAGGAAACCATTGTAAAAATGCATATTCTTCAAAATGGTCCGAATTTGGATCATTCGCCTCTGGATGCATAGCAGCTACACATTCTCTTTCAGTTAAGAAAGAACCTAAAGGCCATTCGTTATTTGAAGAACAAAAACTACCAGTAGGGTTTGGATCATAGTTTAATGCAGAGGTATTATAAATTCGTTCACCAACTATAAACTCACCAGAAATATTAGTTAAATCGAATCTGGTCCAATTAACATTTAGAACTCCAACTTTACCAAATGCCCCAGAAGTTTCACCAACAATTGTATTATCTGTTGCGTGTTTTACTTCTGTTCTTGGTCCAGTAATATTAATCCACTTGTCGTTCCATTTAGAACCGTTGATTACACACTCACCATCAGAACGAATTCCTTCTGATATGATTCTTGCTTTCATCGGTACATTACCAGAAGTTCCAACATCTTCCAATATTTCTTCGCCCTGAACGAAATTACCCTCAATTTGGGTTAGTAATAACTGTGTTTCATCCGGAAGTGTTAATGATTCATCAACGTCTACGAAAGCAGTCGCATTAGAAGTTTGTCCAGTGATTTTCTTATTATAGAAGTCTGCGATATTGCCATCAACTGACGGCAGAGTAATCTCAACAGACTTCTGACTTAATTCTGGATTTCGTGGCCATTGAATAAACGAAGTATGAGATAATCTAGTATTGACACCAGCAAAATCAAACTCTCCACCACCCTCAGCAATATCAGCAATTGCAAGCCAATCGTCGTCGTAATATTGAAATGAGTCAAGTGACCATTCTAAAGTAATTGGATCTTGTTGGTCGAAATGATAAAGAGTATATTCTTTTGAAATTGCTTCTGAATTGTTTATAGCAACCATCTGCAGACCATTCTCGTCTTCAACGATATTCCAATCTACATATGTGTATGGTTGAACAATTAAATCTGGACGTTTAAGGTAATCCGAAACAAGTTTGACCACGCTAACCATTGCAAGAGTTTCTGGATTTTCATCAACACCAACCAAAATCCCAACTGCGTCGTCAGACAGTCCAAGCAATCCATTTTCGTCCACGTCCCACCTATGAAACCCAGTTGGTAACATCTCAAGCAACCAAGTCACTACTGGTCTTAACTCTTCAAGGTCGAAGTAAAGTCCTGGAGCGTTTGATCCAGTCCCGTCACCAAAATTCACTTGAGAAATACCAGATCCGAAATTAATCAACCCATTTTCGTCAAGAGGAAGATTGAATTGTCCACCGTATCCTTCTCCGCCAAGTGTACCATTAATTACATGCGTCACCACAGAGACGGCATAAGACATAAATAACAATGCATCGGATTCGTTGTCTGGGTCAAAGGTTTGAACTTGACAATTTTGCTGTTGTCCAGGAAATGGACCATAGGACTTGGCAACCCAAGGAACTGGTGAACCGTCAATAATTAAATTAATCGCTGTAGCTTGTTGTGCTGGTCCGTCTATCCAATCTTTAGAATTGTAGTAATATTGAGAGTAATGCTCTAGAAGAATAACTGCTTTTGGGTTATCCTCTGCCGTTGGATAATGATCATGACCACCAGCAAGTGTATCCGAATATACTCCGGAAACAAGATAACCATCTGAAGAATTAATTGCGCCCTCTAAATCGTTGTCTAGATTACCATTGGCAAACCCATCCTCGTCAAGAGCGTATGTCCAGTCGAGTAGGGCCTGCCATTGTTCTTCGGTTAAATCTTCTGGCGCACCCATGCCAACCATAATCCGTATATAATAATTGCCAATGGACTCGTTCCAAGCATCCATTTTTTGCTCAAAAGTCGGTACAAATACGGGTAATTCTACTGTCGGTATTTCGAAATGATGAGGAACATTCTCGGAAGCACTAGTAACCAATGCTGGGTGATGTGTTCCTGTAGATATACTATGACCACCAACGTTGATCCACTGGGGTTCATACCACGTGGAAGCAGACGCTTTGAACATAAATTCTTTAGGGTAAGCAAGTTCTACTTCAGTATTAAAATCACGTCTGAATAGAAAATCAAGTGCTGAGGCAGTACCTTTTTCTCTATATACTGGTTGAATGTTTTTAGCAAGGAATGCTTTATCTGTTGTAGGAACAGTTGCGTCAATCGAAGTATGAGGTGTGGTGCTTAGATACTGTTTCTCAAATTCGGGAATAAATAGGTCTAACGAATGGTCGATATCTACATTCTGTATTAAATCCGTTATTTGTTTATATTCACCAAGTTCCCCATTAACTCCTGTTTCTCTTTCTAAGTATTCAAAATACTTTTCCATGAAAGTGATGAACATAGGATGGTCTTCGCGAACATAGTCCGGAACCATTCGTCCAACAAAAATCGAAAGAAACTTAGCTGGGTTGTGTGAAAAATTATCGTTTGACATATTTTAAAGACTCAATTATTCTTGAAGAGATACCATTGTAACTTTACTATTATTTAGTACGAGAAGATTGTTTCTTGTAGCAATAATGTCATTAGTTTGTGGTGTTCCGTATAAACTAATTACAGTATTATTATCCAACGAAGGATTAAAACCAATTAATTCAATAACACCGTTTTCGTAATCGATTGTTCCTTGCGAGGTATTTGCAAATACTTCAGACACAATATCATAAAGAAGAATATTACCTTGACCATCATCTAACAATGCATATTGCGTAGAGTTTATAACATTACCAAACACAGACGATACTGCTGTTCCTGGTTTAATTGCATTATTGAATTTGAAAATATAATTACCAGTAGTGTTAGATGCTTGTATGAAGAACTTCTTATACATCTTCACGGTAGTTAGGTTATTACTAATAGACATCTCTGCATTATCAATTGTATTTGTTAATTGAGAATATCTTAGTGTAACTTTAAACTGTGAAATTTCACTTGCAATAAAGTCTTTAATATCGGCAATAATTTTTGTTTGGATATCACCAGAGGATAAAGAAGTTTTTAATGGGTCAAATTTGACCGTTGTTTCAATATCAAGATATGTGTATTCAGGTGTAGTGATAATCGGGTTGATTGCCAGCATATTATATTTCGATAAAATATCCTTAGTCAACTTATCTTTAGTAATTGGAGATAGTTCTAGTCCGTGTTTTGGTTTAATTGAAATAAACACTGCTCCGTATTGCGGTGGATCATTATCTTCACCACCCCATACTGAAATAGAATCAATATTTGGATATTTTTCTAAAAGAATTGTTTTGTAATCTTCAGCAGTAACAGCACGATTTTGTCTTTCATAAGAACGTGGGGCAGTCATTTTAATTGTAGCAGTAGATTCTGCTTCGGAACCTAGAGATGAAATATTAATAGTTTCAATACCAACTCTATTTTCGTCATAGACCTCACCGATGGTAGTTTCTAAAGAAAATACTTGGTTTGATAAAGATGAAGAGTAATTACCCTCTGAACCAACAGTAGATAAATAATAAACAGATATCATGTCATCGTCTGAAGGAATCTTTCCGAAAATATCATTACCGAAATATATTTCTGTCACTTCGTCTAATCCTTCTTGAACAAAGAATACTTTTGAAGTAGGGTTTAATTCCGATAAGTGTTGGTTATTTACCCAAGCATCTGCCATAGTTAATGTATCTCTATCGCAAGTTGGGTCTTGTATGATAAACGATTTCATTACATTATCGCCATAAGCACCAAAATGTAACGCCTTCAACTTTCCTTGATGTACTCTAATCTCAGCTGAAAAATCATTTGCTTCGTCTGGGTAAACATTAACTGTTTCCATAGATACAAAATTTAAAGAAATTCCATTAATAACAGAAATAAACGATGTTCCTTTGTCAATAACAATTGATGGTGGGTTTTGCCCTGTGGTGTTAAAAGTTAATTTAATAATTGCTTCTGAGGCGGTGACGGAATTGGGAATATAACCTAATGTTTTCGCATGAGAGACCACAGAATTTCTTAACGTTGCTGTGTCCAAAAACGATTCATTCATAGCAACATTTGTGTAATAACCCATATAGTGAGTTGTGTATGCCATAACATCAAGCATTACAGATATGCTAGATCCTTCAAAATCGTAATCTGTGAACTCGTCTTGACTCTTTAAAAAGACTTTAATATTATCTTTAACCTTATCAAATTCTAAATCTGAAATATTTAATTGTTTAGTGTGCTGTGACATAATACTACCTTAATCTATGTAAAAAGAATTCTATTTCTGTTAATCCACCACCATTAACTATTGTGTACCCTATTGATACATTGTATGCATTTCGACTTTCGTATGTTGATACATTTACCCAATTCAATACAATTCTAGGTTCATGTTGTTCTAAAGCGTTTTCAATCAACGCTTCAAGCATAATCCTTGTTGATGAAGAAAATGGTTCAAATAAAGTATTATAAATTGTAGAACCAAAATCTGGTTGAAAAACACGTTCGCCTTTACGTGTTTTTATAATATTAAGTATCGAACCATTAATTGCGTCGTTATCATACCTGCCCGCTAAATCATTAGTGTGCGGGTGGACAATCATATCTAAATCAATATCTTTATATCTTCTATTGATTGGTCTTCTTAATGGTTCCATTTGAAATCCTTTATATTATCGTATATTTATATATTTATCCGTTGGTTATTACATTTGCGGACCCTGACATATTAGAACTTCCGCAATCTATCGCATCTCCAATTCTTGCCAGCGCCAAACCGTTTACCAATACGTTAGGACTTCCAGATGATTGTCCTCCTCCGTGGTCGGGGCAAACTGCACAACCATGACTACCCCATGCATCTCCTACTCTATGGGCGCCCAGATTATTAATCAGAACATTACCTGATGCGGATATATTAGATCTTCCTCCATAACAACCGTGTCCTGTACAAACATCACCTAATCTAACTGAGCCTGGCATATTATACTCCTATCTTAGTTGTATCAAATGCTTTAGTGCTTGGTAATTTTGTTTGCAATTCTACATTTTTAGCATGGTTAAATCCGCCTGCAGGAAGAGTCTGAGTATTAGTTGGAACAATACCACTACACTTCCAACTACCACCACGTGATGAACATGAAGCGCTTACCAACCTCTCCTTGCTCTGTTGAGCACGGCTAGTGCCAATGTCAATACCAGAATCGAATCTAGATTTAACCCTTGCGCCTATGCATCCGCAAGTTTTTGGTTTGTCTTGTGCTTTAGAACTAACATTAGTTGGAAAAACAAGGGCTTTAGTTCTTTGACCATCTACGGATTGACTATACTTAAAATCAGCAACTTGTTGATTATTCCATGGATCTTCGACAGTTGAACCGTCTGCTGATGTTACATCCCAGTCTTGTACAGGCACTGCCGCTTTATATCCTTCGGAAATAGACACTGCCTTTATTACTACTGGTGGTATTTGTACCCCTACTGTTCTATTAACCGTTTTTGATATAGAATGAGGTTTCGGCATATCGGTTGGTGGTGTTGCCGAAGGAGTGTCCTTTCCGGAACCCTCTGGTGCGGCTTCTAATGTAGCAGCTGCAGCTTCTGAACGTGTAGGTGCTAGTACTGATTTTTCAAAATCACTAACTGCTTCAATATTTCCTTCTTCTAAATCATATGCTAATTCATCAAGTGCCATTTGGTCTGGGTCATATTCAATACCTTTAATTAATGAATCGTTTTGTTTCATTATTGAATCGAACTCTACCTTGTCCTTATTTTTTGAGAACAGGTCTGTAGAATTATCAATAGGGGAATTTCCACTTAAAAGATCTTGTGTAAATTGTGATTTCTCTTTCAACGAACCACTATCAACCCATTCTCCGTCTACAAGTTCCATAGGCACATTAACATCTGCAGGATCCAAATCTAATTCGGCATACGCATCGTCGTCTGCTGAGGTTGGTGGTAGATCCAACCCTAATTCTGCAAAGGCATCGTCTGTTAAAGAAGAACTAACAGAATCGACTTCGCTTGGAATCTTCGTTTTATATGATTCAAATGTGTCTAACCCTAATCCTGGTGCTTGAGTAAATGTCGGTAGACTTGGTAATCCACCATCCAAGAAATCACCTAAATTTATAATTGGGTTGTCTGGTCCCGCTGTACCTCCAGTAACGCTGTTATATAATTTAACAATATCGTCCATTACTGGTTGTGCAATATGACTAAGCATCTTATTGTTATTAACTAAAGCACAAGGATCTGAATTCGCAATTTTAGCAAAAGCAGCCCATTGAGCAAGTTTATTTAACATTGCCATCAGTGATGCCAAATCTGCCGCAACTAATTTATTCAATGCGTCTTTCATTCCAGTACACATATCATTGAAGTCGTCTAACAAACCACTAACAATATTCAAATTAAGTACCATGTTTGCGAGTCTATTTGGGTTAGTAGCGTCTTTGATAACATTTTGCACACGTGACATAATCTGCGGTAAATCCCCCAAACCTAACGCATCATCAATTATTCCTTTAGAATCGAATAATGTAGCAAAACCAGATATACAATCAAGAGTGTCGTTATGTGCACCTAGTTTGCCTAATAATTCTCTACCTGCTTCTTGGATACCAGTGTTCTTGATATAATCAGTTGTTGCACTTAGAAGAGCATCTTGAGCGATGTTACCACATTCGTCTAATGAATCTGAAAGACTTTGTACTTCTTGTAATTGGTCCCACATGCCATCTGAGTGGTCGGGAAATGCTTGGTCTAATGTGTACTTGTCTAACTGTTCAGTAATATTTAGACTGGTAGATGCGTTCTTCATCTTATCGACACTGGAGAAAGCGGGAGAACGTAATTCGCCACCCAAGTTATTTAGTGCGTCATTTACTCCTGTGAAGTATCCACTGTCTGGAGTATTAATATCAAACCCTGGAGTTAAACTGGGCACAGACGATGTCGCATCTAATACACTACCAAGAGTGTTAGTTGTTGAGTCGATTATTCCGTCTAATATTCCCATTTGATTCTCCTATGGATTTAAGTCTATTATAGCACCCTTAATAGTATGATTCAACATTGATTCATCTGTCTTAGTGCCTACCGTCATAATATTAGTATTACCAAAAACTTCCACATCCCAATTTCCATCAATTCGTGCTATGTAATCGCCACCAACCTCTAGATTATAATCCCCATCAATTCTCATATTACAATCTCCGTCAATCGTAACATTTACGTTTCCTCCTTCGGTATCACCGAATTCGTCCACGTAAGTTTTAACATGTACAAAATCATGACCAGAAATTATCGTATAATTATCACGAACTACTTTTGTGACCTTTTGACCATCTGGGTGAATCTCTTCAAACGTTCCAGATCTATGCCATCTCATTAAACGTTCTTTATCAGGAGTGTCGTCCCACTCTTCAATATGTCCAGACTCACTTTCCCTAACATGATTGAATGGATATTCTGCTTCAAACGGATTTTCTGGTTCGTCCCATTCTTTATCCCCTATTTCTTCAAATCTGTCGTTATTTGCTATCTGGATTGCTTCATCTCGTTCTCTTAAGATAACTTCATCTAATTCTTCATCTGGTTCCCAATCTTTATCAAGGGGATTTAGTTTACTGAACCATAGGTCGTTTTCAATTGGATCTTCAAACTCTACAACTGCACGTCTATTTGTATCAGGTTCTTTTAAAAACTTCTCTTTAGGATATAAACCATTTGGGTCATTAAAACCTGCCGTTCCTGGACCCTCTAACGGATAACCACCCAAAGTCCCCATTACAATAGGATCTTGGCAATTATCACCATCTCTAAAGAATCCAACAACATGTGTTCCTTCAACTGGACCCAACGGAGTTGTTCCTATCCCATTCATTGCCGCAGAAGTAATAGGTTGCATCGGATATGCCCAAGGTAAATCTTCAGTTGGTATTCCTTCTGTCTTTCCTTTTACTTTCTTTGCTGAATGTAAACCAAACATTCTCACTTTCACTCGTCCAAGACGTAATGGGTCGTTGCGTTCTTCAACCACACCAGTGAACCAAATAAAATTGTCAAATCCCATGAATTGCATAATATATTATCCTATTTTATCTCAAACTCTATCACACTTTGGTCAAAACCATCTTTAGAACATTCTAGTGTAGATACATATTCGTTATTACTTAACTTGTGGTGAATAGCTGTTACGAGAAAATTACCACTCATATATCTATCCATTTCGTACGATTGCGGAGTCATGGAAGGAATTAAAACTTCAATCACATCACCAGCATAAATGTTAGTATCTCCAGGAATGTCAAACTTAATAGTATTACTTCTCAATTCTAACATCTTCTGGTCATATAACGGATAATGAGAAAATTCAGACTTATGATGTATATTATACATATAATTAGAACTCATATATCCAAGATGTGATTCTGCCACTTGCTCCCCTTTAAATGCATCGGCAAAACCGATATCTCCTAATTTAGAATTTCCTGGTTTGTTTTCAATATCAAATGTTTCAATTGACTTAGTTATTATGTCATGGGCAACTACTCGACCTCCAAACATTCCTCTTGATATATTTTTAGAATTGTTAAAACGTTCTTGTTCTGAATATTTTTCGCCTTTATTACCAATCATCACACCAGCAGCGTTCATTTCGGTTGGTATTTCAGACATTGATACCATTCTAGTCACATCTTTAGTCTTCAATTTTTCTAATGTTGTGAAGTGAAATCCTTCATTATTCTCAAAGAATATATAATTACTGTCTCCTTCTTCAGAAACAGAATTCTTAGAAAGAAAATTAACTAATTCAAATGGTTTCCAATTAGGAACAACAATATTCTTAGTGTGTTTAGATTTCTCATTAGTCATAAGGTCGGTCCACGGCAATGCACCATCCATTCCTAATTCTAGAATATCATACGCAACATACTCAACGATTTCGGAAGAAGTCATAGCATCAAACGACCTACTAATTCTAGTTATATTATTTTTAACAAGAAACGGAGAAACAAACCCCAAAACGAAACTATTTGTTCCAGTACCATCACCTGACCTTTTAACATCTTGTAATGAATCTAAAGTAAATACTTTGTTAAGGTCATTGGATATCATTTTTTCACGGGCATTAGGGGTTTTTATGTCAATAGTTATTTCCTCTTCTCCGGAACCAACTAAAGCAAAAGTTTCTAGAATTCCCATATTGTCCGTTATTTGAACATTACCAAACATACAATTATTATAAATTGATTCGTATATTGATATCTGAGTAATCATATTACTAATATCCACTTCTTCACCAGCAACGGTGATGGTGACCATCCAATCGCTAATCGTTTTAGGATCTTGATTTGTAACAGTTGCCATTATATATTATCCTTGAACTTGTATAGGTAAAAGTTTTAAATTATCTTTCAACTCTTTAATAATACGTTTAATGTGATTTGGTCGTATGGTATTGATTCTAAGTTTTGCATCATTCAACCACATTTGATATTCTATATTAGTTATAGGTTCTAACGTTTCTTCTGCATTGTTAGATTCATATCTGTTGTATTCTTGGTCTTCCCAATGATGAATACCATTAATGTCGTCATATAATTTCTCAGTGTATGCATGAACTTCAGAATCTAACATAACCCAATCGTAAAGAGGGTCTATGACATTGTTTATAGCCAAAAGTATCCACCAGTAATCAGTCGTGCCATACAATGCATAAGATACTGCTTCTGGTGTCTGATGTTGCTCTATTAACGACTTGCTATAAAAACCTTTGTATTTTTCTACACCGTCAGCAAGAGTAAACCTATGAGTAATATCTGAAATCAATACTCCGTTGTATTCTAGTTTTGGGATAAAATCGTTATATGAATTCATAATTAATACCCTTTAACAATATCAGCTTGAGTGACGATACTGACTTCTTTAGTTGTGATTGTAATTTGTACTTCCATTGGGGAACCATCATAATGCGCACTCCAAGTGCCTTGAGCAGTATAATTAACATCTACATTAGTTATAAAGGAATCCTTAACTTTAAATAAATTATCATTATGTTCACCATTATTCAAAAATCTAATAGCGACTGTTGGTGGTATTGTCAATCTGCCCCCATGTCCCCAAAAACTATATTCTTCAGCAGTCTTCTCATCTAAACCACCAGCTTTCTCAACTGCAGCCTTTAATCTTTCAATTTCCGCACTTCCGCCAAAATTATTTCCTGGAGAAGATAAAAACTTTAATGTCGTAATAATAGATTGGATTGTTCTCCATTCGGACTCATTTTTAGCAGATAATCTCCAACTAAACGTGTGCCCTCTAAGGTTTGTGCCTTGATAAATCATACCCATACGATTATTATTGATACTCGCATTTGCCATGCTAGCAGTTCCAGACAACGTAAACAAACTGGTGGCCGCATCTTTACCCTCGCCTACTAGTCCACTAAAGTTTCCGACTATATTGTCTATAAAACCCCAACCATCGCCAGTGCTATCTCTGTCGTAAGTCATGCTGTCTGCTTCGTTGAAATTTTGCCCATAACCCGTTTGTAACTGTAAAGGCATTGGTAAAGTCAACATTCCCAGAAGATTTGTCTTTTGAACACTAGTTTGTTCATTAACCTCATCAGACAATACTACACCGTTGGGGTGTTTTTTCCAAGAATGAAATCTAATTTCTGTTGCAAAACCGCCGGCTGAATCGTCAGGTGGGAAGACTAAATTAACTACATCACCCTGTGTAGTAGGAACTTTATCTGGATCGCTTGCCATCTGGACCATAGTAGTTACAAGCCCACCTGCAACTGTTAATCCAATAGCTGCTTTGCCAGTTTGGACAACCTTTGGATTACTGACAGCACCCTTAAATAAAGATTTTCCGTAATCAACCGCACCGTCAAAAACTTTTTTTATGTATGCCATGCCATGCTCCTATATCTCGATGTTGTTATATTAACTATTTATATAAATATATGTACAATGGCACATAAAGGGAAATACAAAGTTCGCAATCGTGACAAGTATGTTGGTGACGTAAACAATGTAACATATCGTAGTTCTTGGGAAAGACGGTTTATGGTTTATTGTGACGACAACCCAGCAATCGTTGCATGGAATAGTGAAGAAGTTGTAATACCGTATTATAGTCCAGTTGATAATAAAATGCATAAGTATTATGTGGATTTTCTTATCAAAACTTATGATGATGTTGGGAGTGTTAAACATATCCTTATCGAAGTGAAACCAGATAATCAGACTCGTCCCCCAGTAATGGGTAAAACGAAAAAGAGTAAATATAGATATTTACGAGAAATGAAAGCATGGAAAGTCAATGAAGCGAAATGGAAACAAGCACAAGAATTTTGTAAAGATAGAAAATGGGAATTTAAGATTTTAACCGAAAAACACTTAGTTAAGTAATATGCCAAAGAAACAAATATCAATACCGACTGGAACCGAAATGAAAGCGAGCGATAGAAACGTCTATCGTTGGTTGGGAGCTCAGTGGGGACGAGTAGAACGTACTGGTCGAACTGGTCGTATGGCAAGAAAGATTATCGGTGCTGAATTAACAGCTAGAGCATTAGTCCCTAAAAAGAAATTATCAAAATACAAAAAGAACAAAAAAGCAAATGCGTGGTTTAAAAAGAAAGTCGGTGAGTCTGCTAAGATGTTTACTCAGAAAACTAAACTCATGCCAGGAAAGATGTACACGTTTGGATATGATGCTAAACACAAAAAGACATTACCGTATTGGGATAGATTTCCGTTGATTATAGTTCTTGATGTTTATCCTGGAGGTTTTATCGGATTAAACTTTCATTATTTATCACCAATTCAACGTGAGAGATTCCTTCGTAAACTTCTTAAGTTTGCAACGCAAAAAGGCGACCCAGAAAATTTCGACCATAAAGCAATGTTTAATGTAACTTGGGATGCAGTTAAAACAATTGACGGTGCAGACAAGATGATACATAAATATCTATACAGTCAAGTAAAAACGTCATTATTAGAATCGCACCCAAGAGAGTGGGAAAATGTCATTTACATGCCATATCAAAAGTTTGTTGGCGCAAGTGCAAAATCAGTTTGGAGTAAATAAATGAATTATACTAAGTTTAGCAATCAAATAAAATCTGGGGACTATGCACGGAATAATCTATTTGAAGTCTACATTCCAATAATTGGGTTGGCAAGTGCATACGACAAGGGCGTGCAACCTGACGATGGATTGAGATTCAATATTAAAGCTGCTCAACTTCCAGGAAAGCAATTAGGAACAATGGAAGTTAAACGTTTCGGTGCAGTCTATAAGGTTGCTAATGATGTAATTGTAGATACTTTTCCAATGACAGTCATATGTAGTTCTGATATGAGAGAACGTAGATTTTTCGATAACTGGATGAGTGGGATACACGGTCAAATTTCTGGTGGTACAACTGCTGGTATGTATAGAATGTCGTATTATGACGATTATGTTACATCTGTCCTTGTCACACAAAACAGAAGAGATGGCGATGCAGCTTATGCCGTGACGTTGGAAGAAGCATACCCCACGTCTATGGGTGCTGTTGAATTAAGTTGGGAGCAAGGGGAAGTGTCGACTTTTACGGTTAATATGAGTTATAGGAGATGGGTTGCCAGCGACGTAGATTAATAGATATAAATAATTTTTTAAATAATGAATAGGATGAATGATATGTTACCAAAAATTGATACACCAAAATATACACTTAAATTACCAAGCACTGATAAGAAAGTAGAATATAGACCTTTCTTAGTGAAAGAAGAAAAGATTCTTTTAACGGCGATAGAGTCGTTAAAGGCAGATGATGATACTGATGCGATTCAAAACGCTACTTATGATATTATTACTAATTGTACTTTTGGAAAAATCAAACCTAAAGAATTACCAAACTTTGATATTGAATTTTTGTTTTTAAATATCAGAAGTAGGAGCAGAGGTGAGACGATTGAATCTTCGTTCGTTTGTCAAAACGAAGTTAAGGGTAAAGTATGTGGGACATCAAATGATGTTATGATGAATATTAATGATATTAATATTCAATACCCTAAAAAAGATTTATCTAAAATAATGATTTCAGATGATGTAGGTATTCAATTCAAATATTTATCTTCTGGGGAATTGAATCATTATAACGATGAAAAGAACGAAACTGAGAAAATGTTTAAAATAATAGTCGATTCGATTGATTATATTTTTGATGAGGAAAAGGTTTATAAAGGAAAGGAAACACCTAAAAGAGAATTGCTTGATTTTGTTGAGGCATTAGACGAACAGACTTTTGTAAAAGTCAGACAATTTTTTGATGAGCAACCAAAGTTAAAACACACAATTAAGTATAAATGTAGTGAGTGTGGTTATAAAGAAGATATTGTTATTGAGGGATTAGAGGCTTTTTTCGATTTAGCATAAGTTATGATTCGTTGGCAAATCATTATTTGACCAACTTCCAACTTATGCAACATCACAATTATTCACTATCCGATTTAGACAATATGATACCTTATGAAAGGAAGATATACGTTGACTTATTGCAAGCGTATCTTAAAGAAAAGGCAGAAGCTGAAAAACAATAAAAAGGATAATGAAAGATGGAATCACTTGCTAAACTAACTGCAACGCTTGCTGGTATGACTGGAGCTATGGATGGACTGAATAACTTTGTATCTAAGTATGAAAAGGGAATGAAAGATTCCGCCACTGATCAAAAAGTAAAAGACCAAAAGGAATCTAAATTAAAAGCTAGTAAAGAAGAACGTTCATCTCAAGATGCCGCACAACAAACCAAATTAGCAAAAGACCAGAAAAACATTGCTGAGGTTGGTTTTCAAGGTGTACAAACGGCAGTTAATGCGTCAATGAAGTCTATTCTTGACAACAACGTAAAAGACGCAAAGAATCAAAGAATGCAGGCTATAGTCGGCGCCAAGCAGGCGTGGGACCAATGGCAGACGGCAAAACAAAGTAGAACTATGTTGGATGGCATGTTACACATGGCCCAACAAAACTATGTTGCAGTAAATCAAACCACCACAGAAATTATCCGTTTCCATGGTTTCATGGCTAACGATAGTAGGGCTCAGACTAAAATGAGAGTTCGCACCATGAAGGCCGAACGTCATGCTAACCTTACACGTGAACAAAGAATAGAAACCGTATTCAGAAAGGCGATGACGGAAGTCGGTATCAAAGGAGTAAATACTCGTTCTGACCTAGAAGTAATGATTCAAACTGGTACAGGTGCTCAAGTAGACATGGCGAAACGTGTTAAGGAAATGCTCAAGATGGCAGACCACCTTAAAGGTGGTGAGAAGTGGGACGTTGCCGAACTTGGTGTTCTTACAGCACAAGATAAAAAAATGGTCGGTAAACTATTGACCCAAATGGATTTAAGAGAGCCTGGTGCTGAGAAAGGGTCAAAAGCAGTTGGGTTGAACGTAGCTAGACATCAACAGATCGACACAGCTAAGTCGAAGATTGGGTTAGAGTGGGGCGAAGCAAACCCCAATGCTACGTTCAAAGATGCTATTAAAGATATTTACGAGGGTATGCCACCTGGCGCAGGCGGATCAGACGGTTCAGAAGAACTACTTAAAAGCGTTAATACAATTAAAGACGTCTTAGTAAAGGGAATCCCTTTAAAGGGATCAGATGAACTACTTAAAAACGTTAATACAATTAAAGACGTCTTATTAAAGTCAGTGATACTTGGTGCTGATGTACATTTATTGAAGCTTGGAATACTTGGTGGATATGATGAATTAGTAGACATTAAACGAAACACCCGTGCGACATCTTATGAAACAAATAGGATTTATAGGTTTCTAGGTAAAGCATTAATCAAAATAGATAAATCCGTTGCCAAGGTAGAACAAGCAACTGCACCGAAAGGAACAGGTAGAAAGCAACTTGGAAAAGCTATTATGAAAGGTGCTCGTGCTGGTACTGTAGAAATGGATGATGGTCAAGGTGGTAAGTTGACGATGGAGGATCTCCGAATGACTCCTAAGGAAGTCTTTAAAATGCTCAAGGAAGATCCTCAGCAATTGAAAGAAATCTTGGGTGGGGGCGAAAAAGCAGACATTGCGTTGAAAGCGTTGAGAGATGGATCTGCTTCTGTTTCGGCAAGGGGTGTTATTAGTAAATTAAAAGATGCCGAAGCCAATGGTGCTGGCAATCCTGTTATTAACTTTCCAAATCAAAAAATTCAAAAAGAAGTATATCAGGCTATGATGACTTCGGGTTCTATTTTCACTCACGACACTCGTGTAGAGGAAAAAATTGATAAAATTTATAAGTACATGCGTAGAAAAGGCCGACGTGAATTGCTTAGGCATAAACGTGACCGCAGAGAAGATCTAGAATCTAGAAGAGAAACGAATATGTTTGGTGGTCCAGGCGGTAAGAAAGGCGCAGGGTTCTTTACCAAAATGTTTTCTAGTAATCCAGGTGGTCCAGGTGGAGAAGATGGTGGTGGTTCTTGGTGGAATGGGATAACAAAAGTAATCGCAGGCTTAGCTACTGCTATAGCTGCTATTGGTACTACCTTGTTTACTATGAATAAACTCAAGACGCCCGTTACAGATAGCAAAGTTGAGAAAAAAGTTAAGAAAAAAGTTACAATTGAGAAAAACAAAGTTCTTAAAAATGTTACTAAAACTGCCACTAAGATTCCAGTTGTTGCCCAAGCATTGATTCTTGCAGAGGCGATTGACAAGAGAGAAGGCGGAGGACAAGGCGCCACAGAAGCTATTGTGAATGCTACTGCTGATACAATAAAAGACCTTGGTTGGTTACTAACTGCTGGAAATTACGAGCCAACTGATTCAGATGTGTTTGGAAATAATTTTATCGGTCAACAAACCAGAACGCAAGCATATAAAAGTGGTAATGTTAAATGGAAGAGCAAGATGTCTAATTTTGCCGAAGCAGAGGGCATTGTTGCAAATCTTCACGGTGGATATAGAGATGTTCCATTTATGGGTTCTGGCGTTGACCCAAAACTACGCAATAAACGTAGAGCAATTAAACTAGATAATTCATCACAAGTAGGCAGTACTCGTGGAGAGTTGGGGAATAGAATAGAGTTAGCGAAACTAAGTTTGAAAGAATTAGAAGCATTCTCTGCCGTATTGACGTTCAACACTTCTGATAGAGCAGAATTAGAGTCAATAATTAAGGCAAAAGAAGAAATGCGTACAGTGATGTATAATATCGGAATTTTAGGTCCAGGTAGTCCAATATTTGGTGCTCCTAATTCTGCTAATAAAACCTCAACGTTGAGTAGTAAAAGATACGACCTATCTAAAAGTTACAACCAAGGTTTTGCGGGAATTAATCAATTCTTACACAATGCTATTGATCAAGAAATGGGTAGCGGTTTCATGGGATTCAATCCGATGAAGAGTATGGCTCATAGTATGTTGTCTAGAGAAATGGGTCAATACAGAAATCCTAATAACGTGACAGCAGAAAGACTTGCTGGTACTAGAGCAATGATGGTTGATAAGATGACGGGCGAAGTTCATCCTAAAAAGATGGCGGAGATTTTAGAAAGGTTTGACAAATTTGTACAAACATTTAATCAGTTCAAAAAGTTAGATGGAAAGGTGATAAACGAGAATGATGTACTAGAAGAAACGTTCTTAAAGAAAGCAATAACTCCTGGATCAATTTTCACTAATGATATGCATGTAACGAGTGTACTAAAGGACATATTAGTTTTAATGTCTGATAGTGTGTTTGGTAAGTCGGCTTATGCTGGTGGATATAAAGGACCTTATGATCCAAGTGGTCTTGGTCATGGATATGGCAACGATCCTGATGGTAGTGGATGGGGTAAAGGAAAATCTAACAGTCCACCAAAGTCTAAAGCTGAGCAAGATGCAGCAGCTAAAGCAAAAGATAAGTTTAGAGATGACTGGAATAAAGACCATCCGAATGACCAGTTAGATTGGCCAGATGCTTATAAACCAAGTCCGAAACCTAAGAAGAAGAAGACAAGGAAAGAAGCTTTAGACGAGTGGAACAAGAAGAAAGGCAGAGGTAAGTGGAAAGACGCACAGGACCATGAGGACGCTATGGACCCAGATAACCTGAATGATAAATTCTTGGGTATCGATGTTAATACCATACTTAAATCTTTTTCATTGGCAATGTTACCGTTCTTTGCAAAAGATGTTATGTTGAAGAATGCCTTAAAAGGTTCTTCTATTAAAGGAGCAGGAAATGGATTGAAGAAACTGCTCAGAGGTAAGAATGCAATAGGAATGATTTTACTACAATTACTCATTGGCAAAAATGCTGGTGCGTATTGGAAAGATGGTGATAACATTGCAGACTCGTTAGGTGGTTTAGGTGTATTTGGAGATGACGATACTCGTTGGGGAAATTCTGAAACAATGGGTTCGCAAGCAGTCCTTGATATGCAAATTCTTCAGTATATGAAAAAGAACGGAGGAGTTCCGACTGGTAAGAAAACGACAAGTGAAATGTTATTTACCCAAAGTGGTATTATCAATAGGGACAGAAATTATGGAATGATGCCACAGATGCCAGCAGATATGGCAAGGGCATTACAATATTCTAAAACTGATAATTATCAAATGATGAAAAACTCTTCACCGAAAGGAATGACTAAAGAAGTGTTTGATGAAATGCTTAGACTTTATAAAAATGTATGGATGCCGACAGAAAATCTATTAAAGAAAAAGTACGGAAAGCATGCAGATGGTACTTGGAACCTTGGTACTAAAAAACTTAGCAACCCTTACAATTTACAACAAAAAGGAATGTTACCAACAGGAATGGAATTTGATCCAGACGATTTAACACCTATTGATCATAGATTATTACAAATGATGAAGAATAATAGGGTTCCAATCCAAAACTTGACTCCTCAAATGGCATCTGGTAGAAACGGTGGTGGTGGTGGCGCAGTTGTTATCAATAATAACAATAGCACTAATACGAATAACTCAACTGCTATTGTGGCAAATTCAACTGCGCATGCATCGAATTTACCTGCAGGAATCGGTGCGAGTGTTTCTTTCTCATAAAAAAAGGGAGTCATAAAGACTCCCTTTCGTTAGGTTATGTTTTTAATTTAACCCTCTGCTAACTTCGAAAAATAACTCATAGTGTCATCTTCTTCAGGTGCAGCAGTAGCAGTGTCTTTCGTGTCCCAAGGAATTTCGTCCTTTTGTCCACTAACATCTGCGACTGGTGTTGGTTCTGCCGAAACCGATTCTGCCGTGAAACTACTTGATGACGCAGAGCCACCAATTACACGTAAGAATTTTGTTTTCAACTCGTCATAAGATTTAAACTTATCTTCACCTACTTCAGCGTTCAACGAATAAAGACCATCATATAATTTTTCCATTTCATCTTCTGTCGATAACCACTGAGACGGTTCTTCAAATGTAGACTTATCATATTTAATAAACCCATCAGCCTTTCGTGCCTTTAGTTTAAAATCAGAACCATTAAATAAATCAAAAACGTTTACTGGAGTTTCATCATCAAACTCTGGCGAACCAGCCGCTTGAATCATGTCAAAAATACTTTTACCGTATTTGAATAAGAATGTCTTACCCTCATTCTCCGGACATTTAGCATCCTTAACAACATAAATATTAGAAATATATTGTAAACGACGTTTGCGATTACGAGCAATTTCTTTATTTGAATCAATACCCGAATTCCACAATTCAGAATTAGCTTCCGAAACTGGGTCTTGTTGATTGAGTGTTGTTAATGAATTCTCAATGTACCATCCACCTTGACCTTTAAAACCGTGTGTGTACATTTTGACGAATGGAAAGTCTTCAGCATCTGGTGCGTCTAAGAAACGAATAATAGCATAACCATTTCCCGTCTTATCTCTTTCCAATTTCCAATAACGGTCGTCGATGTAACTGTTAGAACTAGCACCTGATGCTTTGTTCAATTTTTCCATCATCTCTGACACGTTCTTTTTTGACTTACTTCTTTTCTTTAGAGCTGCGAAACCCATAATACTTCTCCTATATTGTTTTGAGGTATAATTACCTGTTGATTGTTTTACGAGATGTTTTTATAGAGGTATCTCACAACCCTCTAATTGTTTTATTCTTCTTTTTCTTCTTCAGGTTCATCAGCACTAATTGGTTCAGGTGCTTCATCGCCTTCCATAATAGATTTAATTGCTTGAGCAAAACCTGCACGTGCCATTTCTAGACGTTGTACGTTTTTATCAATTGCAACTAAATGTTCAATAGCAATTTTTGCTACATCTGGTAAAGTTGCAACTAAGTAATTCTTACCGTCAATCTTCACTGTATTTTGAACTTCCATATTCTCACTCATTATATATTTTCTCCTATTATTAACAACATTATTTATAACACTTTTTTAATCGAACTCTCTTAAAAGTTCTTTACACATTTCATTTGCAGATTCTGCAAGATACTTTTGTGTAGATACATCATCAGCTTCAGATATTCTTTTTAATAAAGTCTGAAGACCTTTGATTTTAGTTTTACACTGTTCCTCAGTGTGCATTTTTCCGTTCATATTACCCCCATTATTCAGTTAAATAACTTTGCTTCACATTCCCACCAAGCATCTCAACTATATCATCATAATCTAACTGAGCGGACTTTGGTTCAGCATAATTAAGTCTATTGACAATCTTAACACAATTTAACAAATAACTAATTTTCAATGTATGTGGATCTAGAAAATCAATTTCCCTTAATGAATTACCACCGTTCAATGGTAATATCGTTTGACCAGTATCTCTCATATTCATTAGACAAAAACTCCTTTCATTAAATCTCCAAATTTCTTGGAATCAAAATTCATGAACTCACCATACCTATCAAGTTTATATTGAACTACTGGGTAGATATATTCGTCCTCTATTTCTCTCTTAAATCTATTACTAAAGTGTAAAACTTTATCCATTATGATATACGTTTCGACTTTAATCATTTTCTGTTGAACGAATCTAAAAATGATTGGATGGTCACCATCATCTATCTTAAACAAATCGTCAAACTTTAAATTTCTATTTTCTAAAAATTCTTTAACTTCTTTAATATCTTCTTTAAACAAATACGTCAAAGATTCGATTACTCTTTGCCAACCAAAATAAACACTTTCCGATTCTTGGTTATATAATTCCGCAATATATCTACCGTCACCTACAACAAAGTTGGCAACATAAAACTGTAACAAATTATCTTTCTTTTTAGCACCCAGTGCTTCAAAATAAAACTTGTCTTTCCTTCTTTTATAAGACTCTGAATTTACGTTAGTGGTTTTTCCATTATACTTTATGTAATTATAATCAGACTCGTTGTTGAAATGTTGTTTTATAGATACGTATAATCGATAAGATTCCAGTCCCGTCACAGTGGCAGTTTGCTACCCTTGTCGTTGTCGTCAATTAAATTATTTCTAATTGCTTCTTCTTTAATCTTTTCTTGTAGTGTTGGAGAAATGAGTTTAGAAACCTGTTTAGCTTCTAATTCGTTCTCTACCATATAGTCTGTGATTACATCCATATATGTTGAGATTCCGTCTTTAACTTTGCTTTCAATTAGCATTTGGAATGCTTGTTTTTTATTCACTGCTTTCATACTATAATTACCCCCATGTTTGTTTTATCTTTCTAAAATTTCATTACAAATTACTTCACGGTCACCATAAGAAGTTTCTTCCCAAGCAAGAATTTCATCAACAGTTAATTTACAAACTAGACAACTAGTTCCTTCATTATTAATTCGATGGTTATCTGGGTTTGGGCAAGGCGTCATGGCAACACATTGACTAATGAATTTTGCTTTTTGATTTTCAGTCATAATACTACTCTCTTTAATGCTTTCTTAACAATAGTTCTAACGGTGTCACTTCCAGTTCCAAATAAATCCATATACTCATTCATAATAGCAGATTCTGCTCTTGTTATATGAGTGTAATCTTGCAACTTAGATGCTGTTTCCATAGCAGTATAGAATTGTAGTAAATCTAATACAACGTCATTAGCATACGCATCCATCTCATCTGGATCAGACAAATATACAATACGTATTTGATCATCACTCATTCCATCTTGATAAGCAGGCATAACAACTAGACCGTCACGTTTTACCATTTGGTCTCTGTGAATCATTTCGTGTTCTAAAGTTTGACGCATTTGGTGTTCCAAAAAGTTCCAACTATCAGTATTTATAGTAATCACATCCTTACTAGCACTAACGATAAATGCTAACTCAATGTTTTCCTTTAAGTCCCAATCGTATGAATTAAAATAACCATTCACTGTTGCCATATTATCTGGGAAATCTATGACTTCATTAAGTGTAACTTCTACACCTAAGTCTTCAAATTCTTCCTGTAAAATATCGACTATTTCTGACCCGTGTAAAGGGACATTCATGATTTTGTTTTTTATGCTTTTAACTCTATCTTTCATACTTATATTATACTATAAAATGCATGAAAAGTAAAGCCTTAATACCATTGTTTATTTTAATGGAATAGATTAATATGTTAAAATGACACCGTTATCAAACCCACCCAGCAATGCTCTTTTTCTTGCCTTTGTAGATATAACTTGTTCTGCTGTTACACCATTCAGTTCCATAATCTTTGTGAACACTTCATAAACATCTGCATACTCATCTAGGTCTTTCCAGTTAGTGTGCTCTAGTTCTTTTAGTTCTTCAAAAAGTTTATCTATTAGAAATTCACGATATTCTTTACTCGTTGGACTTACTGTGGTCAACCTTTCTTTTGGTATTTCTGATATGTACTTATCTCTAATTAACTTTAACACTAACATCCCTCCAAAGTAAATTGGTTAGACATAGACTCTTTATAACCAGCAAGGTATTCTTCATACCATACTTGGTCTCTAGCTCTTGTACTTGCTTGAGCAGGATCGTTGCGTTCGGCATCCAACCATCCGCATTGGTAGAAACGATTTTTAGTTCTGAGATATGTATCTCTTTGTGTTTTGTTTTTTACTATCATTAAATACTCCTTAGTTAAAGTATCCATTATACCCTAATTTCTAAAAAAGTAAAGCCTTAATAGCATTGTTTATTTTAATGATATGCGTCGTACCATTCTCCGTCAATGTACTCGCCCTCTTCTGGGTCAACTTCTTCTAATACATTTTCACCTAATTCTTCATCATAGGTTATTGTACCAAAAGTTATGATACCGTCTGGACTATCAACGTCGATGATGTCTTTCTTACCCTCAGCAATATCCTTTCTAAGTTGGTTTGCTTCTTCTAATGTTATCAAACCTACATTAACTGCAGTATCAATTACATCTCTTTCAACGACTACATCTTTCTTCTTGCAAGTATCACTCGGCGCTACGGGAACGAATGGGCAAGGTGCTGCACTTGCATTACCATATAAAAACAAACCTATTATCAACAACCCTACTATTCTAACAAAAACACTCATACTATCTCCTCTTTTTTAATCATTTCGATATCCTTTGTATCCCGAAACATCAGGAAACCCTTGCCACCAGCTAATTTGCTTGAAACGTGCTAGTATCAATTTATGTTTGGGTAGTTGTAATTCCTTGGGGGATTTGCTATTGACGTACATTGTGAATTTAAGATCTTCACATAACGATGCTTTTTTGTTATAGATTCTTTCGGCTCCTTTTAGGAAACCGCATAATCCTGAGTCATGGTACATATTTCTCTCCTTTTATAGATTAAAAAGGACATCGTTGTCATAATAAATACAATCTTCTTTGAATATATCTATTGTTTTATTTATATAAATATTTAAAGATATGGAGGATATGTTATGTTTGGAATACCTTTAGAAGTTATATCAATGTTGGCATCCACTTTACTTGGTGGATACCTAAAAATGAAAGCTGATGCTAGACAGGATGAGCAAGAAAAAAACTTAGCAACCCTTGCCTTGTTAAAAGGTGAGGAGAAATCACGCACACGTGCTCAATCAAATCAAACTCAATCTGCTAAATGGGCAAGGAAGTTTATTGTAACTTCTCTCATGATGATGGCAGGATTTATTCTAATTGCCCCAGTGGTATTTGACCAACCAACAAATGTAATGTATGATGTGACTCATGGTTTTAAACTATGGTTATTCGATTTTACTTGGACAACGCTGGAATGGAAATCAATGACTGGTATTGTAACACCAGAGTGGTTGCCGTATGCGATTTTAAATGTACTAGGATTCTATTTCGGAACTGGTGCTGTTGATAGGAGAAGAAGATGAGAGATTTAATAATAACATATTGGCAATTTGCTTTAGTTGCAATATTAATAGTTTTCACTGCAGTTATCAATTTGACTTACTCGAAAAAAGAAGTTGGTCTTAAATTTACTACTGGGTCGATGCCTGAAATGAAACCAATTGCTATTCGTACAAAAGATTGCGGTTTCTGGGGTGGCGTATGGACTTGGATTATGGTTACACGTAAGTGGGAATTAACGAAAGACTGGAACTATTCAATAGACTGTGGAGACGGAATTGAAGAATTAACAATTCCTAAAGGATTTATATTTGACGGAGCAAGTGTTCCAAAATTCTTTAGGAGTTGGTTATCCCCGATGGGAGTATTATTAATCGGTGGATTAGTACATGATTATGGATACAAGTATCAAACACTTTTGAAAAAAGATAAGTGTCATTGTAACGGAGTGAAATCACAAAAACATATGGATGAAATATTTAGAGATATTAATATCAATGTAAATGGTTTCAGAACAATTAATAATATAGCATATTTAGCATTAAGATTGGGTGGGTTCTTTGCATGGAAAGGTCATAGGAAAAATGGTCTTGACTGGAAAAGTTCGGTGAAGTGAAAGCGAACAGGAGAACTAAAATGAAACAAAAAGAATGTATTGCCCTTTTATGGGTGATAGTAATTTTACTAGGCATTATTGGTAGTGAATACCATCAGAGGAATACCGTAGATAATATCGAAAAGGTAGAAGTCTATGAGCAGTAGAAAACAACGATGCTACAATTGTGGTGCAACGGTATTAATATCAGCAGTGTTCTTCTTATCTGCATTAATAATGATAATAAATACTTTTAATAAATGAAGGCGTTTGTAACAAAGTGCCTATCATTGTTTAACAGAAAAAAGATGCGTAGAGAAGAACACGAAAGAATGGGCATAAAGAGAGTACATAGGATTATACAATTAATTAAGAAAAACAGAATGTAAGTGATGATTGAAATCATATAATGAAGAACCCTTTATTAAATAGGAGAATTCGGCATGGTGATGATATACTGGTTAATAAAATTGATTTTACACTTCCCACGTAAGGCACACAATTGCTTAACAACATGTTTAGCAGAAAAGAAATGCTTTACATCGTGGACATGGTGTAAGTTGGCTATTGTGGCATATATAATAATGTGGTTTCTTGGGATAATATTTCTCTTTGTAACCGTTCCTTTATATCTGTATAGTGGTGAAATTGTAACGATTATAAATAATTAAAAACAACAAAACGAGGAGTAACAAGATGGGTAGAGTACAAAGAGGAATATTAACAATTTTAAGTTCATTTTTATTAACACTACCTATACAAGCACTCGATGATTTTGATTTAGCAAAATATGG